CGTTCTTAATGCGCTCCCGGATATCCTTGCTGCATAAAGCATCATCTTCCATAGCCATAAGTGTGTTTTCTATTAAGTGCTCAAGATTACTCATTTGCTCACCCCCTCATAAAACGTAGGTTTTATTGCCATTTTACCCACGTAGAATAGCCAAAAAGTGGCTGTCATTCTTTAATTAACTCTGGATTATCGTAAATATTACCAACGACTGACCAATTATTGCTATCGAAGTCCTCAAACCATTCGCAGTTACCATCACTTATCCCACGTACAGCCGACTTTGGATTTTTATGGGTACATAAACCGAACCCGCAACAGCCGTCATCAAACCATACGACTTCTGCATAGTAGTTATAATCGCCATCAGAGCAATAAGGGTATTCATCGCCTTGAAGAATATCTCCCTCGAATATCTTAGTACCGTTCTTGTCAGTTAAGCCAGTATACTGTCCTATAGTGTTTGTGTCTACAAAGATTCCCCTTATGCTTTCGTTTGAGTTCATTAATCCGTATACCCAATCTCCATTTCGATGTGATAGATTATATCCTCTATAGTTAATTGGCAATTTTACTTTACCTCTAAATAATATCTCTCTACTCATGGTTCACCTCCAATAAAATGTAGCTTTTATCTTGTTGGTATCGACTTGCAGGTGAGCTTGCCACAATTAGGACATTTGCATTCCCACCATTCTGTCCCTTCTCTTTGGCAAAATTGGTACTCATATTCTGTATTATCTGCTTCAAATACACAACCACAGATAGAACATTCAAACTGCCTCACTTGTTTGATAATTCTGCCAACTTCTTCTTTTGATTTACCTTGTTTAATAATCTTCACTCTATATACCTCCTTTATCAAAAATAATTTTCTTCATTTGGTTCTTCTGACAACTCATCATAATTCCAATTATTTATATAGTCACCAATCTTTGAGATTTGCCAAATGCTTTTCATCAACATGGGTTTCAGCATAAGGTTCAATAGATCCTTCAAGAGCCTGTATAAGCTCAAATGTATCACGCTTCATCACTTGTCATCACACTCTCTATCCGCTCCCACTGTAATCACCATACGATGACTTCGACGCATAAATTTATTATTTCGATGTATTCTTGTACTTGGTATTTTTCTGACATTTTTTATGTTATTCGAAGTATTGAATACACGTTTTTGAAGTTCAAGCTTAATGATTTTGCTTTTTAGCTCTGGGCGTTCTTCTATTATTTCCATTTTCCTATGCCTCCTAAATTAATTGTTACTATTTTTAATCCTCCTTATAAAATGCAACTTCTATCGTAAAAATAGGGCTTGTTTTTGCCTATTCTACGTTGTTTATTTTCTAATAAAATTATTCTTCTATTGGGTATGCGATAAAAGTCTTGGTCTACTGGCAAACCCATTCACTATATCAAACAAGCATTGATAATAGTAGGCGTTAGACAAGCCTCTATCCCATAGCTAAAAGCATCTGGGAATACCTTCTTGATTATTTGTAAACTACCGTTTACATCTGAATTAATTAATGTATCAGTCGATTGAAATAATCCTCTTTTAATTCTGCGCTTCTTATTATAATTTTCTTTACAAGGCAACTCGCCATCAAGAAAACTCGTTCCACTTGTATAACTTTCTGCGGTTTCAATAAAATTAATACCAACATCTTCACATTTGTATTTTAATTGCATTATCAGCATATTATATGGTATGTCCGCAAAGTTCTGAGCGTTGATTTTACTCATCTTTAAACTTTGTTTCCACTCGTCATTATGCCCAATAACTATTGTGTCTATTTTATGCCGTACACACCATTTGACTATATAATAGCTTGCATGGTGCATATAATTCTTTACTCTATTGAACCGCTTGAAAGTTATTTGTTCGAGCTGATTACTCCAAAACCGACCTTTTGGTAGTTTTGATTGTAGCTCCGATCTGCGTTTATTATAGAACTGATTTATGCTTTTCAATCCTCTACCGTTAATAATAAATGGCTGCTCACCAATATTATTTGAAGTTGTAGCAAGATTATTAACTCCTAAATCAATGCCTACAATACGTTCATTTTCTATGGGTGTATCTGGAACTTCAACCTCAGAAACAATCTCCATAACATATACGCAGCCTCTTGGAACAAATCTCACTTGAATCAATCTGCCTACGCATCTGCACTTCCATTTAACAGATTGCAACTTGCGTACTCTAAATTTCAGTTCCCCATTCTCAAAATAACAAGCGTTGTTTGGTATCATCCAATTAAATCTACCATCTTTCTTGAGATATTTAGGGATTTGCGGTCTGCCAAGAAACTTTTCTGGGTCGCTTTCATAAGATTTTAATGCACAAAAGAATGATTTCCAGTTTTTATCAAGCACCCTGAGTATACAATTAGCTGGCTGGCTCATACATTGTTTATATTCGTCATGTGTTTTTAGTTCTTTATTCATTTGTCTATAAGAAATATACTGATTATGTTCTAAAAACTCCTGCCTTAGAATGTAATTTGCATAATTGTAAAAATTCTTTGCTTTGAAGCACATCTCATCAATTACACTCCACAAGGGATGTGATTTTCGGATAATACATTGTTCGACTCTACTTGTTACCACTATTCCACCTCCTTTCAGTACAATAGAACAAGACTTTCATATAGTAATATCTTTGAGCAGTTCCTCGTTAGAAGTCCACCGCCAAAAACTATTTTTAATCATTTCCAACTTATTCCTATAAATGTCTTTTAAATCTTCGACCATTATTCGCTTGCCACATATCCTTCCTGAGTTGCCCATACGAATATAACTATACATATATCTTAAAGCTTTTTCATACTCTGAGCAAATCAATTTAAAACCACATTGATGACAGCCTGTAAGACTCATGTGTGTTATCTGGTCGTAAGGGCAAAGTTTATCCATAACATTGCTACAACTCCTCACTTTATCATATCACTCATGGCGGCTGCAAAGTCTGCCCACTGACGTTTCTTTCTGTCTGCTTCGACTACAGATGAATCGTTACGATAATGCCAATATCCGCCTGCTTCTGCGAGATGTTGATATGATAGTCCTCTATTGTCATGCCAAGCATTTCTGCCATCACCATAATGAATAAAGTGTGCAACTCCATTACAAGCGATATCTGAGTTTGGTTCTGTGTGATAATCTACATAGTCTATGCTCATAGCCTCTCTCCGCAGAATATTTTCTGTGTAACAGTAAAAACGTGATCTCCAATCCTCATATATACACTCGCTCGGACAGTAGATGTAAAGAATAGTATCATCCTCTGTCTGCAAAATAAGCATATTGTCAAAATGCCTGTATAAATAATTCTTTACGTTTACTCTCATATTTCCTCCTTAATAAAACAAGGCTTGAATTATATTTCATCTGGAAATGTTATCCGATAATATTCTTTCTTTACATCTTCTGAAAGATACTTTTTAAGATCATCATATTCTGTTTCTTCAAAAATTACTTTTAATTTTCTTTCATCATATTTCTGCTTAAAGATTTGCAATCTTTGTTTATCCGTTAAATCCACACATGGCGTTTTATATTCATTGTTGTCAGCATTAAACGGACAAGATTCACATTCAGAATGATTACAAGAGAAATGTAAAGCATGATTAGTCAAATCATAATATCCTGTATAGCTCATGTTATCACCTTACACCTCATCATAAAAGTCATCGTGTACGGTTGATTCATCAAAATAATCTGGGGCTTCGCTGCAATCATACCAGCAGTATTCGACAAGTCTTAACATACAAGGCAGTATAGGATATTCGCCATTAATTAAATCATGGAATAGAGGGCAATACTTTTTATATTCATTATCGGTTAAAGGTCTTGTTTTGCCCCATTCCCCATCAGTTTCGTTGTTGCAAGGTAAATTAAAATCAATAAAGAACTGCTTGGTAGGAGCTACTTCAAATGGTGTCTTTTCAAGATGTTCTATAACATCCCACCTGTCGTTGACCTCAAATACTTCATAAGCCACTTCTTCATCAATTTTCAATCTAACAGCTTTTCTGTGACAATACTCGCTCATTATTCGTCCTCCTTTGCGTAAAAAGCATCTACATGAAACACGTTATCAGAATCTAAATAGAACTCAAATCGCGGTATATTGTCAGTATCTATAATTTCACCGATAGCATTAGTGGCTACACCATGAAATATAATGTGAGCATCAATATTTACTCCACGTTCAATTAAGTTACGAATCGTCATTTAAAACTCCCCTTTCATTCCTCGTCGTATATCTGCTTAAAAATCTGTAGTTGTTGTTCCCCACTGAGTTTTGTACATGATATTCCAAATCCGTTTTTATTAATACTAAAAGGGCAAGAATTGCACTCTTTGCAGTCACAAAACGATTGAAATAGGCTGTCACTTAACCAACGTAGGAAGCTTTGACTTATGTGTTCTGTATTATCGCTTTCATAAAACAAACTCGCTCCACACTGGTGGCAGAACTTCATACCATACTTCTTAATCTTATCAGCCTGATATACAGGCGCATCAAGTTCAACACCACAAGCAGGACAGACAACTTTTTCAGTTCCTATGTAACGCATAATTAAAGCCCCTTTCATTTAACGATCTTTTCAACCATTTCTTTGACTACATTCTCGTGCATCTCATTGGCTACATTGTCCATAAGAGGGTATTTCTCATACAATTCTTCTTTAGTGGCAGCGTACAGTCCACACTCAGATTCAATGTCAAGCTCTTTGTCTATGTCTGCATCAATATAACCAAGTTTGTTGCAAGCCTCGAAAGCCATTGTCTCATACCATCTATCTGCGCCAATCTTCATTAACTCCCTTGTCTGCGGATGCCACTGATTGCCTACCGTAGAGACAACCCATTTCTTATCACCGTATTCAATAAGAGTGTTGCGTCTGAAACGACATTGACCGCTACATATGAAATGTCCAGCCCAACCACGTTCTGTGATTTTTACGTCCATATCATCACCGCCTTAAAATATTAGTTTTAACAGGCAATATCTTATGTCTTATGCACGTTTTATGACCGTAAAACACAAGATATTGCACATTATTTGGTCGGCATTGCAAGTATCTCCCTCGCTTTACCGTAATGCCCCGCCGTGCGGGGCGAAGGAGGTCACACGCTATGTCAAACGTGTCCGGATTTTGGTGTGGTAGACGGGATTTGAACCCGTAATGTATCAGTCGTGCAGGATTTTAAGTCCTGTGTGTCTCGCCAATTGCACCACTACCACATTAATGGGACTTATTTTTACAAGTCAAGTCCCCAATATCTTGCGTATACGATATGGCTGGCTTCTCTTGGAGTCCATTGTCTCCACCGCTTAGGACTCGTAACCGCTATCTACAAGGTTGCAACTTAGATAGTGTTGAACTATCCCTGTAAAGGAAAAGCAGTATTCCTGTTGGTCTGGATTACAGGACTCGAACCTGTGGCATCTTGCTCCCAAAGCAAGCACTCTACCAAACTGAGTTAAATCCAGATGATTTGCTTGCATAAGAGCGTGTAACTTATGCAAGACTTGTGTTCTTTTTGCTGGTTTCCGTAGGTGCCACTTCTACAGGTTTGCCCATAGTCAAGAACGATTTGATGGCTTTACGTTACGTTTTGTCTAATTCATCATTACCAAATAAGTTCGTGTACTTATTGTTTCCCTTATCTGAATAATGTTGCCACTCCGTTTTTGAAGTATTGGTGTCCCCTGTGAGACTTGAACTCACACGCTTTCGCAACAGTTTTTGAGACTGTCCTGTCTGCCTATTCCAGCAAGGGGACTTATGCCCGCCGCAACGACGGGCTTTAGGAGGTCAACTATACACAATGGCATAGTGTGGATTTTGGTGGGAGTGGTAGGAGTGACTACCTACAAGTCGTTTACAGTCGCAACGACAACACTCGATTCGTGTCGTGTTTATTTTCACCACACTCCCATATTTGCGGAGATTTAACCCTCTCCGCAGGGTATCTGAAAGGAGTATTACAAATAAAAGCCTTTATCTGGTTACGGGTGTCGGCTACGATCCGACGTTTTGAGAGCCAAAATCTCATGTTCTACCAACTAAACTAACCCGTATTGTTAATTTGTTACCCTGAAAGGATATAAATATAATTTGTTGCGTTGCAAAGGTTTAACTGTAGGGAGAAGGTTCTTATCTCCTCCCTACAATTATATTATATCACTCATTACTCCATTTGTCAATACTATTCCAATATATTTTTATTATTTAACAAACTTCTTTATCTGAGCCTTTATACCAAGCAGATTTATTTTAATCTTGTCTACTTCGGCAATAGTCGCATCAACATATTTAAGGGCTTCAAGCAAACCAGTTACGTCTGGTTTCTCTACCATCTTTTCAATCTGCTCAAATGCCTTGTCAATCTTTGCCACATACTCAGTATTGTTCTTTGCCTCATACTCCATACGCTCGGATCTGTATGCCTCATAGTCCTTCTTATAAGCAGTAATGCGGTTAGTTTTTAACTCGCTACCTACAATCAGTTCTATCTTTTTTAAGAACCAATCCGCAGGAATAGCTCTATTTGAGAGGTCTACAAGCTTGCCTGTACACTTTTCTTCAGCGTAAATCTCTGCATATCTACCAAGCTTATAAGCGTTTCTAAACGTCAGTAAACGCTTTAGATACTTGTCTTTGCTTTCACAAGCTCCATGATTAATACCACGGTCAAGGGTATCTTCATTGACTACGCCCGCAGCTCTGATATACTTGTGACCGCTTACCTTCTTGTTATTGGCAAGCTCGTTGAGTCCCTTATACTCAAGAAGTACATCAATATCTCTCGATGTTAAGGGCAAATCATATCCGACGATGCCGTCACGTTGTACATCACTAAGGTCGAGCGCAAGGATCTGCTCTACAGTCAACCCATAAAAGGACAGTATGCCAGCAACGTAACTCGTGAGATATTTGTCACGACTGAAGAAGTCGCCTGTTATTGCCGACTGTCTCTCACAGCTCGTAAAGAATTTTCCCCAGTATTCATGTAAATTTTCCGATGAGTAAATCAAAAACTCTGCGGATTTTACAGGAATAACGATTGAATTTATGTCAGCGGCTACAGTAACACCGTTCTCAGTCAACCAATCGAAATACAAACTAATAACACTTTTCTGATTAGCGGCTGTACCTGACGTTGCTGCGCCCCAAGTTGCGATGATAGCGTTGATTTCTTCAGTTGACATCTCGTGCAGGTTCTTTGCCTCGCCTACAAATTTTTTCAAAGTAGAGACATTCTTCTTTGGGAACATCGCCACATATTCATCAAATTTATAAATCATTACAATGCCCTCCTATAGCATCATTATACCAAACCTGCGCGAAAATGTCAAGTAATGTCACGCTAATGCGACAGCCTTTTCACACAGATTATAATAATCAGTTAACAATCCGTCTGCCTCAACATCTTTCTTTACCTGTTCTGACACGTCAAAAAATCTTTCTACTCCGTCCTCGTCCATAAAGCTGACCTGCGCTATCTCAAAGCGGCAGTTCTTATCTGCACGAAATGTAACGGAGTAGTCAACCCCCTCTGTAACGTCTACGAAGTTGGCAATTTCTTCATTAATAAAATCGCCGTAACAATCATAAACTACTGCTCCGTCTATTTGCCAACACTCAAAGTGTGACATTCCGTGTCTTGCGTCGTCTACTATTTTTCCTAAGAGCCTAAATACATACATTTTTCGTATATCCTCCTTATTTAAAATTATTAATTTTCCCTGTTGTGTGGTGCAATAACTATGGCGACCTGTTTGATTTTGTCATGTTGATTCCCCCTAAATATAACGGTCTAAAACTGAAAGACCTATATTCATGTGCTGGCAAACCACTTCTTTAATGCGGTCAAAGCTGTGGTTGTAGCGCATGGTAGTCTGGATTGAGCTATGTCGCAAGTCAAGTTGCACTAATGCCAATACATCGGCATCAATGTTAAGCTTGCCACTTGCCTTTAATGTATAAGCAGTTTCGCTAAACTTTTCGCTGTAAAGCTTACGATTGCTATGCGTGTTCAACTTATACTCTCCGTCCTTACAACGCCTATCGTTCTTGAGATTTACTCCTATTGCTATCAGAGCATCTTTCAGAGTGTTCTCTGCATTGTCTCTGCGTGTGGGTTCAGGAATAAGCTCGCCGTTTTCATCTCTCTCGTAGACAAATTTGCCGTTGATGCGCATTGCTTTTTTCTTACCTCTCTCATCTACGCACATAACCTTTTTGTAACCCTTGTTCTTACCCTCGGAAGTGAACAAGTAATCGGTAAGCTTTTTGTCTGTGTGTGTTCTGAGATAGATAATAGTAGCAGCCTTGACCGCATCATTTATTATGTACTGGCGTGTCTTGTCTGTTTTCTGCTCGCACCAATTAACTTTCTCACGGAAGTTACCGTCTATGTCAATCAGGTTTATGAGCTTTAACTTTACAAGATCACTGTGACGTATGCCAAAATTTGCCTGTAAGACATACATGAGTGCATCTCTGGTCTTACCTTTTTCCAATAGGCGCTCTATAACACCATTGAATATAGGCTCTGGCATCGCGTCCATGCCCTCGGAGTCTGCCATGTTGTCCTCGATATTAATAACCTCGTCAAGTTCCTTCTCACTGTCTGGGAGTATGCTCTGCGGTATCATTGCCGAGAAATCACGCTTCTCCTGCGGAAACATCTCTATGACGTTGCGTTTTTCCATTGTATTTGGTAACATGACATTCACTCCTTCTTATTATATATAGAGTTCTTTTACTCTGCCGTGGTCATCATATTCGATGAATAACCGATCCATAAGCTCCTCAAGGGCTGCGACTTTTCCAATCGAATATGAATACTTTCGCAGGCTCTTGACTGTGGTTTCGCTGACCTCGGATTTTCCATTTGACAACATACTACTCATATTGACTACGTTGCGCCAGCGTTCCACCTCTCTGATGTCTTGTTCATACAGGCGAAGTATTCTTTTCTCCGCCCATCGTGGAATAAACGACTTCTTAAACATACTTGACACTCCTCTTTTCTTGTGCTATAATATATGTGGAAGAACTTTCCTTGTGATTATATTATAACACGGATTTCGTAATATGTCAACACGATTTGCGTATTTTTATAGTACAAATCCCGTGTTGATTATTATGCAATTTGCACAAAGGGGTGATTGTATGATTAAATTCAATATCAAAGTTCAGAGATTGCTCCATAACAAGATGAGCCAGAAGCAATTAAGTGAACTGACTGGCATTAGACTTCCGACACTCTCCGAATATGAAAATGGCACAGCCAAAACCATACGAGTTGAGCACATCAACAAGTTATGCGAAGTATTTAACTGTCAAGTTTCCGATTTGATAACATTCTGCCCCTATGATGACAAATGTGCTTATTGCTTCAGCCGATGAATATTCAAGCCCCTCGTCCGAGGGGCTTTTCCATTATCTTGTAATGCCCAGCTTATACGCTAAACATAGCACTTCAAGGTAGCTCAAATTTCCAAGTGTACCTCTCTTATCAGCATCTCTCAGCTCTAATTCATGCTTTACTACTTCATACATGGCTTATTCCTCCTTTAATACTTTGTGTTTGTATGCCCTATGTTTTCTCATAATAGCATTACGTTCTTCCTTTGATGGCACATAATCGCGCCAATGATCCTTGATTCGTTCATCATTTTTCCGTTTGCTCTCAGGATTAACAATGAGCAATACTGTTTTCTTACTCACATTGTATTCTTTTGCAAGTCCATTAAGACTATATAAGCCCGTAGAATACTTATGTGCAATCTCGTCTTTCTGCTCATCACTCAACTTCCGTCTGCGATCTAACTCAGGCGGCAACCTTTTCTTCTCTGCTTTGTACGGCATAATTGCGCCTCCTTTTCGATTTTCCAAACAGTAGTCCTATGCAGACGATAAACATTATAACCGTTGCTCCGTCTGCGTTTGTCCAATGACAAAGCATTGCCAATATCAGAGCTTCAATGCCCTGTATAAGATTTTTCCGTAGTCTCATAATTGTCTCCGTTCTGTTTTTTGTTCTACTTTGACATTACATAATACATTTTCTTTTCGTGGTCAAACCATACCGTGTAGCCTGTCTCTCTGTAATATTTCTTTGCGTAGGTCACGGCATCATCTAAATTTCTAAAGTAAACCATCAAAACCTCACAATCTGCTTACTCTGTAAACCGTTAAGATGTTCTCTCATTGCATTGACTTCTGAGGCAATGTAGTTGACATCAATATACATGAAGTCATACTGTTTGCCATCGAGTTTTCCGTCAAGCTCATCAGGTAAAGCCTTTACTTCGTGAATATTGTAGTCTGTCACATCGTCAAGGAATAACTGTCTCTTGACTTCTGCGGTCTGTTTTTCCAGCGCATACGCAAATGGGCTTATGATTAATATATTCATGTTATTCCTCCTTAAATGTGATCTGTCCAATCGTCATTAAGACCGATTAGGGTTTTTGATTTACTTGTGACTTGCTCGTCCACGATAGAGGTGATTATGCCCATCTCTGCAAGCTCGTGAACGTGTCTGCAAAGGTTTGTAGCGTCCGACTTTGGTTTGCCCATAGCCTCTGCAAAGTCGCGGTATGATCCATAGAATTTTCCGTCATTATGAATTAAGAACTCTATAATTCCAGCCTTTACCGATAGAATTTTCCTCTGAAATCTGAATACAAAATCCATTGTTACCTTATCATTCATAAACATTCCCCTTCCTGTTTTGATTTTTCCGTTCAGTGCATCAGCACCATATTGGAGCGCATCAGAATTTCCAATGCACTCGGATATATTGCCGATAAAAGTGTTATTTTATTGGTTTATATTTGCCGATATACCGTTGTTTCAAGAGCTGATTTTCCGTAAGTCATTGATTATATCCTCTGCAACAGGGATTAAATCATCTTCTTCACACATTTCCGCAAGCTGATCTTTGAAGTAGTCAATCAGATAACCTATATTATCATTCTGAATTTCCGATAGAATAAACTTTGCATTGCCTTTGCGGTCATCTGTTTTGAGCCAACGGATTCTATCATCAAAGTAGAAGTCATATTCTCCCCTTGCTGCCATAAACTCCTCTATGGTATCAGCAAGTGTTTTCTGCTCTATATATTCGCTACACCATGTATGTTTTTCCATAACTCAAACCTCCTTATTATCAAAGCAAGCTATAATATTATCATCAACAACGTGATATTCTCCATCTGCCCCTATTTCCTCAGTTACATAATACACATCATAGCAAGCATAATCTGCTTCTTTAACTACCGCACACTCCGCAAACTTTAGCACTTCTGCTTCTGTTGTATCGGCTGCACTAAAGCGTTCAATGATATTTCCGTCTGTGCTATCAACAACTTCATAATACTCTTTCATAGTTAAACCTCCTTATTCTACAAATGAATCAATGTCGTTTCCGTCCTCATCTCTCAGAACGATCTCACCGTCAACACAAAGCTCTATATCATTCTGAAAGCAAATTTCCTGTAGCTGTCTGTAAAGCGTTTCCGCATCGGCTGCATTGCCTTTAAAGTATATATGTGCATTAGCAATATAAATCTCATTCATAACTTTTCCTCCTCAATATCCGTAGTGAATCACTACTAAATCGCCTTCCCATTTTTCCGCTGCATATGCCTTTAGCATTGCAATAGCAGGAGTAAACCGTCTGTAATGTTCTTTAGCTTCTGCATTTTCCAGCCAGTCAATGACCGTCTGTACATCTGCATACTTGCAAACATCTCCGTAGCAATCCTCTGTAAGCTCATATTCCTCGTCTGAATTTTCCTTGAATCCGTCACCATAGATATTAGATTCAATTTCCGTAGTGAAGATTTCAGGAAAACCATAACCAACTTTGCTTAACCACATTTCCGATAGCTTCTCAAACCATACAAGACCTGATCTATCCCATACAGTCCTTCTTGCTACAATTATTCTGCTCTCATATCCCATAATTAAACCTCCTTAACCATTAAACCGTACACCCGTATAAAGAGTTGATTTATCATATCCAGTCTCATGTAACATCTCACCTTTATAGTTGTCATCGTGATATTTTTCCGCATTGTACTGCGCTTCAAACTCTTTTCCCTTACACCACATACAGATATAACCGTCACTTCCGTTCTCAGGTATGAGATGATAGTTATACTGATCGTCTGCAAAGTCAATTCTCTTTGCTATTTTCCAGCCGTTCTTTAAAGCTCTGTCCAGATATTTCTTAACGGATTTTCCCTTGATAATCTCACTATTATTCATAATTAAACCTCCTTCACGCCTGTGCAAATCTGTCTCTCGTTTATGTAGTAGCCCTTTGAACGCGCTCCCTTCTTCATAAAATAGTAGTAATTTTCCGCTTCATTGTATTTGAGTCTGCCTGTATAGCCTCCATATGTCACGAATTTTCCATCGTTCTTCTGATATATTTCCCTTGCCTTTTCCTTGCAAGCGGCATCGTCATACTTTGTGGAGTAGTTCACTATTGTCTGTCTATTGGCAATGTCAATACTCCTCAGCACATCCAGAACATTTGATATTTCCGCTTCCGTTGCTTCCTTGTATGGCTCGATTCTCAGATGACCAAACTCAGAGCGTATTAATGAAAAATGATGTTTTGCATCGCCTAATGTAGCAATGAGTTTTCCAATAATAATATCTATATCATGTTTATCTCTGATTTTCCAGTCATCAATCACCTTTGTGCGTTCTTCTTGACTCGCAGTCTCGTGAAACTTTAGATTAGCTGCTTTTTCTTCTTCTGTAAAATAGCGATCTACTATAATATGATTCAGTTTTTCCGTTGCAAGTCCAGCCTGTATGGACTGATTGTCTAAATAGCTTTTATTCTCGTGTAATAACATAACATTGACCTCCTTAATAACAAGTTTTCCGTATTGGCTTTGCTTTGCATATTCCGCTTGTTGATACATACCACACTATAAAGCCATGATAACCGTCATTGCTATTCCATGCAGTATAGTGTGCTTTGTGATTTTTCCGCTTATAATAGCTGCCTGTTGAATTTTCTCTGTTACAAAATGCTATCGCCTCTGCCTCTGTATCGACTATTGCATAATTAGTCATCCATGTTGTTTTCATATTGACCTCCTTGCCTTTATAGGCTGTTTTGATTTTCCGTTTAAGCGTATGTATTTGCCTATAAGCTCTGACCATTATAGGCAATTAGCTGCGCTTAACACCACTTTTCCGACTGAATAACGTATTCTTTAGCTTCTTTAAGAGTATCAAAAGATTTTCCATTGACTAAATACCATTTTCTGCTATTGCAATTAAATCCTGTTTGCACTTCAATGCGCATTCCGTTACTCGCTTTATATCCGCATATCCAATCAGATATTCCGTTTTCATCCTTGTGATCTCCACCAAAAAACCAATCACGCTTAAATGTAACCTTCATAATTTTTCCTCCTTTAAACAGTCATTTTATTTGCTTTTTCCGTATGATAGAATCACTCTTTTATTAATAGTTGACTTCTACTATCCAGCCGCTTTTAAGTTCAATGTATCTTTCCGCTTCATTGACTAAATTCTCACCAAAGGATTCATAGTCAACATAATTTTCCAAAAAATCAGGTACATTATAGCAAGCGTCCATGTATTCACGTCCGACTTCCTCATAATCTTTCCAAACATAACCAATTATACCACGATCTCTATATGGCAAATAATACTCATTGAATACTGTATCAATTTCTTCATCGCTTAAATTATATTCTTCTGCGATAAATTCACGTTCACTTTCAATAATCTGTTCAAAGTAATTTTCCGCTTCTTCACTTGTTAAAGCTGCGATAATATCCTCAAATAAATCATTTTCCGCTGGATTTACAAGTCTGTTATACTGATTTTCCGTCAGAATAGTGTCAACTTCATCATATGCGTAGTTTGCATAGTCACTTCCTAAAGAACAGCCATAGCAAGCTCCATGCACATTGAATTTTCCGTCAATGCAAGTGTGTACTGCCTTTAAATCGTCAATGTCAATGTAAGCGCAACAGTCACGATCATCGGCTGCCTTTGTCCTGTAAAGAAATACATAATTATTCATATATAGACCTCCTTGATTTTTTCAGTGCAATTAAATACACTTTTCATTTGTTTATTTGCGTATGCATAACTATTCAGGGATTTTCCCTGTGATTATAGTATATCACAAATTTGTTACTTTGTCAATAATTTTCCGATATATTATAATCTTTTAATTAAGCTCTGATTAACTGTATTGTCTCGCCTGTTAAACTGTCAATAATTTTCCTGTTGTCATTGCTATAATAGCGTGATGTTTGCGCTATTCCTAAAGCTGCACCGCATAAAGCAATAGCAAGTGCGATTGAATTGTTATTGCTATGATAATATTTTTCCGTTCCTTTTTCCGATATGTCAAGTAATTTGCATATATAGTGCAATTCACCTTTTGAGACTTCATAATCTGATAGACGTTCTCTTGCGTGATCTTCTGAATTAGCAAGTACGCAAATTTCCAGTTTATCGCCGTTGTAAGTCTCACATAGAAAAGTATAATATTTTTCCATAGTAACCTCCTTTAGAATATGTGTTTTATGTGAATAAGCGTATATTCACGGGATCGAATTTCCGTCAATCCCGTTGTATATACGTTCATTCAATAACCTAAAATTCTATTTTCCAGTGCGTTCATATCATCCATTGAATTATATATTTCCGCCTGTTTATTAGTGTATGTGTGAACGTCAATTTTTCCGCCTTCTGATATTATACGCTGCACATGATTATTGAATTTTTCCGCGTTCATATCAGTGTGCACACATTCTCCTAACTCTTTATTGTAGCAATGTAATACACTGTTTTCAATCCAAAAGACAGTTGACAAACATTTTTCCATACTGATAACAATTTTAGCTCCTAACTCTAACAGATTATACATAATTCTACCTCCTTAATAGTCAATATCATCAAAATCTATATCGCAAATTTCCGCGATACTTACCCATAAATCAACATACTGAGTCGACCATGTATAATTTCTATCATCTTGAAATTCTGTTTTCCCGGTGATGACATAACCAACTTGTTTTGTACCTTCCTTTGTATCAATATACATTGGAGACTTTGTGCGTATAGCATTATTAGATATTTCTATATATGCCTCTTTTTCGGCGTGAACGCGGTATTTTTCCAGTGCTGCTTTTAAATTTTCCGCCTGTATAATCACAGTTCTGATAATATTACCGTCGATCCACCATTTTTTACAATTGTATTCCTTCATGGTCACAGTTGTTTTAAATTCATAATTTGTCATAATTAGACCTCCTTAAAATTTCCAATAGGTTTATAGCTCTTATGTGTTTTAGCACATAGACAGCTATTCAAATTTCCATATTCAAATAGCCGCCTAAATGTTAAAACTTTGATTTTATCAATAATTTTTCCGTATAGTTATAGGCGTACACTTATTGCCTTTATAGGCATATTTCCATAGATGTACGCGCGCTGCTTTTGACGGATCGTCAACACATTTTTCCTGTATTGCCTCTTCATACCTTGCTAAACCTTCTTCAAGTGTATAAATAGGGCTCGACGTTTCCAGTGTTGAATCGTCATATTCTCTTGACAAATAGTCAACTTCTAATCTGAATTTAACAGTCTTTTTCATAGCTTTAAACCTCCATTTTATTTGCACCATACTGTATTAGTGCGTATGCATTCATTTAGTGGTATTCTCCTATTATTCCATACAAAATAAGCTTTTCCGCTTACTGTATAGTAAATTTTGCTGCAATGATATGTTGTCTTATTTTCTGATATTACATACTTGTAAATGATATAATCGTCAATGCCGTATTCAATACCGTGAATCTCAAGTCCAGTATATCCCATAGAGTAAACAGCGCAAACAGGATTATTTTTACAGTATTCCTTTTTATTCATAATATAACCTCCTTAAAAGTTACGGAATCACACGCCAACTATTGCCAACGTGCTATTGCGATGTAATTTTTCAATTTGTCCGCATTGAAAAAATTGTAAAATAGCGGTCATAGCAATTAGTTTAAAGCTCTATCGCCACGTCAAGGCTTGCTATTTGATAGAGTACGGCGGACTATGCCGCCGCATAGAATTTGAATTTTATTAGAATGCCTCATTGAAAAAGTCCTCTACAAGTTTGTCCATTAAGGGCTTTTTGTCCTGATATGTTGTATTCCAGTCGTTTATAATTTCTTTAGCTCTGTTTTCGTACTTGCTTATAACGTCACTGTCTACTCTGTTGCCTATCATGCCACGATAGCCTGTAGTTAAGCACTTGTTACCATAACAAAAAGCATCAAAGTTCCATCCATAAACGCCTGAAGTGTAGTGAGTTATGCCGTCAAAGTATCTGAAAAGATGCCATAAATCGCAATAGCCTACACACTTACAATTGTAATTTGTCGCTAAATAACGACGTGTAACCTTAGTTTTATTCATAATAATGCCTCCTATTAAAATATTAATTTGATTTGTTTTTACCTATGTTAAAGCCCATAATGATTTATAGACTTTAACACGGATAAAACCGTGTTTACTGCTCTCTTTCGTGAATCTTTATGAAACGTATTCCGTCACGCTGTAAAGAGTCAGCAGTTATATTATTGATTTGTGTTATATCTCTTGTATACCATCCGTGACTCTGTAAAGCTTTATTTAAGCCCATAACACCATAATCACAAAGTATAACTACATATGAATCTGAATGAGTATCATATACTTTATAGGCGTTTCCCATAGCTCTATCAGTTGTATTCATAAAAACATATTTTTTCATAAAATAGCCTCCTTAAAATTATTGTTTTATCATTGGTGCACTTTGTAACGAATTTACGTTACTTTGTGCATATTGACTTGACTTTTTCGGTCAAGTCGTGATATAATAAGTATGGGCTTTTGTTTGTTTACATGGTCAAATATCAAATATCCATGTGCTATAGGTTGTTGGCTTTTGTAATTCCCCTGTACACCGTAAGGAATACCGCCCATATAAAGCGGTTATTTTACCTTATTGCCTATAAGTAGATAAATAAGAGTCACAAGCTCTTAACGTTATTCGCTGCCGCTGCCATACGTCCCTATAGCAAGCCGTTATAATAGCCGTTATACAGTCGCTATTTTTATTTTACTGTCCCGTGGCAGTCTCCCGACACTCTCCGCGCCTTGCGGTTTATATTCGTTTGTTCTGTCTGTCGTGTTTGTGTCTTTCGTTCTTCTGTGATTATATAATACCACATCATTTTTGATTTGTCAACAGCTTTTTTGATACTTTGTATATATGCACAAAACAACCACATCATTTTTGTTGTGGTTAGTGCATCTTATACAGAAATACATCATTTTGGAGGTTTACAAAATGTTTAATACAAGTAAAATTATACGTAAATTAATGATTGATCGTGATATATCGGTCACACCTTTAGCCCGTAAAATCGGAATAACTCAACAGAATCTATCACGAAAATTAAATAACGTCAATGAATCGTATACCCTTGAATATCTTCAAAACGTCGTCAAGGGTATGAATTGTTATATTCAAGTAAATATAGTTGATTCAGAATCACACAAAGTACTGTATACTATGGAGGAGCTTGACCGCGATTCAGAATAATGCACTATACTATTATATAGGCAAAAAAGCAAATCGCAGCCAGTACAATATAATTTATCGTTATTCGATAATTGCATATCGTTTCACATATTATACAGCGTATAGTATTCTAAAACGCGTTTTAAACGCGTTTTTTGACGTTCTACAATTCATAGTATAATTATACTGCCTATACACATAGAATCAATTGTAGCGCATTTTAGCAAGTAAATACACATAAACGGTAAACTATAATTTGTTTATCTGTTATTTGCTACGATATACCGCTATTTGTTGCATTTGCAACTAAAATACTATATATAGATTGATTCACTTTGTTATAACGGTTTATAGGCTTTTCGCAGCTTGCTATTACTATATGTTGTGTTAAATACAATATATAGTGCGGTTCAATATTAGATTAACGTAAAATAGGCATATATTGTTTGTAATGTGAGATATGATACTATATGTTGTGTTTTTGTTGCATTTGCAACACTTTTCAATTTTGCGAACTGTAATCGATAATACAGTATCGATAATGGCATATCGATAACAGAATATCGATTTAATGATCTCGGAGCTTGACATATTAAAGAGATATTAATAAAATAAGAATTTAAACAATTGCATTTGGATAAATCAATTGTTTATTGCCTATATACCGTTATTTCGAGACACTGGAAGGGCGGGTATATTTACATTTTACCGGCTAATTCCGCAGCATCGGCAGGGCATAGGTGATGAATCAAACTCACCATTATTTTCTACGATTGCCCGACAAATATGCCCATTTTTCATCGTCCCCGTTTTCGGACAAATCCCTATAAATAGCCTTTAAAAGAAAACACAAATCCCGACAATTGCGGAGCAAGTTCTGGCAGATTCCCTGCTTTGGGGCTTAAAATGGGACTTTGGGGCGAATGGCGACTTCCTCTTTGCTCTGACGAGCTTTTTCTTTTAGTGAGAGCCACTCTGAATCTCGCCGCTGCAGAACGAGTTGGGGCTACTATTACTAAGAAAAAAGAATTATTTATTATTAGGGGCTACCGAAGAAGTTACGGCTACTGTAAGAGTAAGGACTACTTCTTGTTCTGTCAACCCCTAACGCAATGCGCTACGCGCACCGCCCCACTCATGGGGCTTTGCTATAAGAATATTTTTTCTTTTAGGGGCTTGACAAAGAAAGAAATTAATGTTATAATGGAATTGAGGAGAAAAGTGTGGGGACAGGTCTGCTCTGGCAGAGAAAGAAATGAGGTGTTAATTTACTTTTGTGGGAGGTGGTTTGGCAACCAGATAATATAATAATAAGAGAACTCCAACGTAGAATCGGCATTTCTAAAGTTGACTTCTCGATTTATAGGCATTTATGGCGTGTGTAAAAATGAAAGCTAATGAAGATAACAAAAACGGTTTTTAGCCGTTTATGAGACTTCGGAATGAAAGCTAATGAAGATAATTACAGAAAGGGTGATTAAATGGGATTAAAATTAAAAGATGGCGATGTTGTAATTGATAGTGAGACTGGTAAGGTTTATGAAGCACATTATGGAGATACTATTGATACGGCAGAGGACAAAAAACGCCGTAAGAATTATGTTGAGCAGAGTAATCTTGACGGGCATCGAAATTTAGAATATAAGAGAAGCAATAATGTACGTGGTGGCTTCACTGTTGTATTGTGTAAGGATTTTGAAAATATATATCGTTCTGATATTACAGCTCCAACTCTCAATAAATTAATTTATCTGTCTACATTTATAGGTTCTGACAATACTATATGTAAAGATGGATTTTGGGGCGAGTACAAGAGGGATGAAGTTCCTATGACGTTGCAAGAGATAAAAGCAACTATCAATGTGTCTGAGCCTTCGTGGAGATCGTTTTGGAGAGAGTGTGAAAGTAGAGAATTGATTCTTAAAGATGGAGACACATATAAGCTGCCAATTGATATGTTTAGGTTTTGCAATGATAAGAAAGTAAACAAGAAAAAAACGGCTATGATAAAGTTATTTCGTAGGGCGGTCAGGTATATGTATGAAAATACCGATGAGCATAGTAAAAGAGTGTTGAGTTATCTTTATAGGCTGATTCCTTTCATCAATCTAAAATATAATGTGTTATGTTTGAATCCGTTTGAGCAGGATAAGGAAAAAATTGTTCCTTTAAAGGCAAGTGATATTTGTGAGAAGTTTGGCGTTCCTGTAAAAAATCAATCGAGGTTTGTTCAACAGTTGAAAAAGCTAAGATTTAAAGACAAACTTGGTCGAGAGAATAGTGTTATTACTTATAGATGGATTGTGAGTAATAATGAGGAAATATATTGGGTAACTATAAATCCTGCATTTTACTCTGGTTATATGAGCGTTGCAGATTCTTTATCTGCTATGGATGAATTTTTAATGGATGAGAGTAATTTTTTAATCGAGGAGGCTGAACATGGAGAAGATTACTGAAAAAGAACTGGTTGAGAGATTCGGCACTGACACTCACTTGAAGCAGTATGAGGAAAGTGGGAAACTTGTTGGTGGCTTGAAACAGAGAGTAATGGAGAGGGCTAAGAAGTGCTGTGATGTTACGCCTTTGGAACACAAGATGTATAAATTGACAGCTATAAAATCAGACCGATATATAAACAAAAGTATGAGAACAAATAATGATGTTTATAAGAATTTATTGCCAGTATTGATGTCGGTGTTTAATTTTGAAAAATCTTCACGAGACTGGAGATTGATTGCTCTTAAAGCGAATATTGTCGATCCAAGACTTTTTGTGTGGTCACGAAATTCAATTATTATTTCTGAAGTTAGTGGGAAAACTATTGATGAAACATATGCATTCTTTGGAAGGGTAAAAGAATTTGTGAAATATTATATTGTAAAAGGGATAGAGTATCTAATTAATGATAGATTTATTACTTGTGAAAATAATAATGATTTAATTCAAGTTGCAATATCTAATAATCCTTATGGTAAGATAAGCGTTAATAAATGTAAAAATAACACCATAAAAATGATTAGTCAAAAGATTTGTGACAGTGTGTCGGAAGATTGGAAACCCTTTGTAGATATTTTATTTTATAAAAATTTAGGGAAGAAGTCGTCAGCAATTAAAGACAGGCTTGATAGGCTAATACCGATGGATTTGTTTGACGAAGAAACGTTATCTTTTGAAAATCAAGAAAAGAATCAAAAAATCAATTTGAATACTGACAGAAATACACCAGAATATTTTGCTTGGAAGGATTCTGTCTTAAAGCGAGATAATTATACTTGTCAATGTTGTGGCTTCACAGAGAATTTACAGGCACACCACATAGAAAATTATGCTGATAACGAAGATTTGAGAACGGATATTAATAATGGAATCACCCTTTGTGAAGGTTGTCACGCAGTATATTCAATGGGTAGCTTTCACAACATTTTTGGTACAAGACATAATACGCGAAAGCAATTGGAATTATATCTCAGTAAATATGGCAAGATTCGTAAAGTCATTCAAGATATTTTGATGGAAGATGTGTAATTAAAAGAAAAATTTTCAAAAAACTCTTGACAAAGTAAGAAATTAATGTTATAATAGAAATGAAAAGAGGGGATAATCTTTTTCTGTCTCCTCACAAAACAACAAATTAACGTAAAGAGGTGAAAACAGTGGATGAGTATATGTCTTACAGGCAGACGATATTAGAGCCGTGTGCTGATGTGTACACGGATGATATACAGAGCGACTACGACGCTTACGACACCTATCAGGGTTGTCGGTCGTGGTATGAATATGAAAAGGAGTGGAACTAATGTTATATCCAGCGCAGTTATATCGTGAGGAATTGAAACGCAAGTTGATAGAATGTTGGTATAACCCTAAGTATGATTACTATTTTATGGGCGAATACAATGAGTTTAATGTAGGAGACAACGCATACTGGCGCACTGACTTAGTGCATTTGGATAAAAACGGTGAAGTAGATGGTTACTTTTCTTATCAACGCAACGATGCAGCAAAATCAATCAGTCAGTTTGGGCTTGTGTCTTTTGTAGACAATGGCGCGGCTTTGGTAAGTGATTGTATACGTCATGTTGACAAGCTTGTGAGTGAAGGCTTGCATAGAATGGAGTGGTGGGCGGTTAGTGATAACCCAGCCAATAAGATATATGAACGGCTTATTGCTCGGTATGGTGGTCAAATAGCGGGACATATGCATGATTGCCATTACTTTGGTGGCAAGTATCACGACGCGGTGATGTATGAGATAATATTTGATTAAGGAGAGATGATTGAATGTATGTAGGAAAACGCTGGTATACCGAGCCTGAGATACAGGTTCTCGTGAAGCAGCTTGAACGCGAGCGCGATGCCTATAAGAAAGAATTAGAGGATTGGCTTGAAAAGGCTTCGGATTGCATAGTGGGTGGCGATGCAGATTGTAGTATATGCCCATATTACTATATGGTAGCTGACGGTGGCTGCCCGAGTAAGGTCAACACGTATGCGGCAAAACTGAGATTAGAAGAATTGCGAAAGGAGAAATGATATGCATTTGGTATTTTCATTAATATTAGCCATTATGGGTTCTATTTGCACAAGTTATTATGCGAAGAACTATAATGAAAAAGAGTTCAATCCCCTGCCAATATATATCGGATTCCTTTTTATGATGGCAGGAATAGAAATTGCGAAGTTTGTGGGGTGATGATGTGAAATTAGGAGATATTCTGGACGGGCGCAACAACATTTACGTGCGAGAGTTTGAGCCGTGGGGCGGCGGCGTGATATTTGTGGGTGGTTGTTTCTATGGTGACAACACCCTCATTCAGATAGACGGCAAGCAGTATAGTTTAAATATGGAACTTGCGGCTGTCGAGTGGGACGATGATACTTTGATGATTATGAGGTGATGATATGACACTCGACGTTTTGAAGCTTTGCCTCAAAGAAGGCGACAAGAACGGATCGGCTCTCAAAGAGTTGCTGAAGTATTACAAGATAAAAGATAACGACATCTCCCCTATTACCGATGATATGGCGTTACGTTGGTTGGAGACTAAGACGTGTAGTTGCTATCACGACGGTAAGTGCTGGGGAACACAAGAAAAAGATGAAGTTGCCTGTAAGGGCAAAAAGACTAAGTGCATTTATTTATAAGGAGATGATAGCCATGACGCACAATACAACTATGCTTATAAAAAGCTATTCCAGAGATGAAGCGCAGACGGATGCCTTTAATGCTTTATTGGACTACTATGGCAAAACAAATTTGCTGAATATTTCAGAGGAGATGGGGTCTGCCTTCTTACAGAAGTTGCGCGACGGAGAAATACGTCTTTACGACGAGAAAACAACGTGAACTTTGACGTTCTAAGTTGTTTAAGGTCAAATTATACCGCAAAAATTAGCGTGGCAAATTTGCGTTAATTTGCCGTTGAAATCAAAGGAGAAGAAAATGGACGTAATAATTATGGACGGTTGGTCGTTTACGGCTGACGAAAATCAGTATATTTTAATTCATACTTATATGAAGCCCAAAGTTGAGTTCAAGACACGCAAGCCTACAGGCGAGGTAGTTGAGAAGCGTGAGGAAGTTGGTTACTTCAAGACGGTGACTGCAATGCTGCGGAGACTGGCTGAGATACTGGTGAGAGAGAAGATGGCTGATGGTCAGATACAGACAGTGAGAGACTACATCAACGAGTTGGAAAGAATTGAGAAGAAGTTGCATGAACTTTGTAGGGGGTATTGATATGCAGATTGATAAACCAACATTTGTGAAAGCAATGAATATGATAAAGGCATATGAGGAGCGACTGGATAGCCTGTATACCGAGTTGAATAGCGTTATTGGTGATTGTGAGAAACTGATTACTAAGGTGGACGGCGTAAGTGATATGATTCAGCTCTTAGAAATCGCCTGTGGGGACAATAGATTTATCTCGTCGTATATATTTGATACGGCTTGGGGTAAGTGGGACGTGATGTATGCAACCGAGGGTGGCAGAGAGTTTGCGTTCAAGACGCTGGATGATTTGTGGGCTGTACTGAATTACACGAAGCCGTGGGAATTGGAATTGGTTTTGTGTTAAAATATTCGATTATTTTTTGTGTGGACAAAGCAACAAATTAACGATAAGGAGGAATGAGATTGGCAAAGATACAAACGGAGAGATACTTTGAAAAGGTTAGAACTAAGTATGGGGATAAGGTAGAAATACTAAGTGAGTATCAAGGGAAGGAAAGACCAATAACAATTTGTTACCATTGTGAGAAGCATGGAGATACAGTAAAGACACTTAATGCTAAAAATGTCTTTGACCGAGCTTTTAATCCATGTAAAGAGTGTAAAAAAGAAAAGAAGTCAATAGCAACGGCAAATGCCCATAAGATGTCAAAAGAGGATTTGTATAATCGCCTTGTTGAATATTGTAAGACTTGGAATGGGAAAGTTCTTGAAAAGGAATGGGTTTCTGCCAAAACAGTTTATCATTTTAAGTGTGATAATCCAGAGCATCCATCATTTGAATCAACCGCTGATTCATTGTTTAGTGGCAAACATGGTTGTCCATATTGTTGTGGCAGGAAAGGTAATTTTGCTGAACGCATTGCCATGTTGATTAAAGAAAAAGGTGGCGAAATCGTAACACCATATGTAAATGCTGATACGCCCATGAGAGTAAGATGTCTAAAACACAATCACGAGTGGAATATTACACCTGTTAATTTAATTAAAGGTAAATGGTGCAATGTTTGTAGTATGAGTATTAATGAAAAGACGGCGTGGGATTGGTTTGTTGATAATAACTTCAATGTAACCACTCAATATAAGTTTGATGATTTAATAGGCGAAAATGGAAATCCGTATAGGTTTGATTTTGCAATATTAGATAATAATGATAAATTATTATTTCTTGTAGAGATAGACGATGAGACTCATAGAAGTTCCAACGAGCGTTGGGCAGACGGACAAGAGAGAGATAAAAGAAAGAACGAGTATTGTAAGAGACATAATATCCCATTATATAGAATACCGATTGAACGCTGGAAGATAGCTGAAAAAGGATACGATTGGTATTATTCATATCTTGATAATCAACTTAACTTTTTGAAGGGGGCAGTTGCTTGAACACAAATTCAGTATACATACTTTCATGTGAGGCAAAAGACCTTTATGCAGCCAAGAGATTGGTTAATTCCGTAGTGGATGATAAAGGTGTGGTTCTCGGACATACCAATACTAATCTGAAGCGTTGGAAGAACACACTTGACTTCAGTCTTGATCTTATGAAACTTCGCGAGGTCGCCTATCAGCATTATCATAATCGTAGTTCATTCTTCTTTGATAAGGAGTTGGGCAAGGAATTTACTCAGAGAGTTATCAATGTGGACTTCGACTTAGCTTATAAAGAGTGGAATCGTCATGGTGATATATATGTGCGTGACGGCTATGGTATGGTTGATATTAAAGAAGTCGGTAAATATGGGGATAGAACATTCTATAAGGACGGAATCTGTATTGGTGTAAAGGTTGGTGACGTTGCCGAAGATGAAGTTGTGATATGGGACGGCGTACCGAAGTATTTTGTGTATGATGAAACTAATCGCAAAATTAAACTTGGTAAGAGCATACCAACGCTTATGAGCCGTGGAGAGCTTCGCTTTGACCTTTATGAGAATGGATTTATTTGCAATGGTATAAAGTATGTACGTTATAAGAGATCATCAGGAAGTAGTCGTGTTGGTAAGTGTCTCTTTATAGATGAGAACCTTTATCCTGCAATGCACAAATGGGAGTTGTGTGGTTTAAAGATTAAAGAGGGCGACAAGATTGACCTCGCTGCATTTGAAGCCTACATTTCGTTACCTTCCAGTAGTTGCATTGACACTCTTGAAATACGCCCTGAAAACATACTTGTCATAGATGACTACGAATCCGAGTTTGAAGATGATGTTGTGGCAGTCTATGGCGAAGGTGAAGATTTCGTCGCCAAAGAAGAACGAGCTAAGATAAAGAATAGCATATGGGACGGGCAGAGCCTCTTAGATGTAAGTATGTATGATGAGCATTACGCAGATAGGACAATGCTTCTTCTTCGCAACCGTTTCTTTAAAAGCGCATCATTCAAAGCAAGAATACAGGACTGGTTTAGAGATAATGGCATCACAGAAGTATCTCAGCTTAAAGGCTATACCAGAGCAACCTGCATAGAGGATATTAAGCTTATTACCACTCCGTCCAGTATTAAGTATGTAAAGTTTGGCACTATTGAGCAATGGCTTGACAATCTTTGTCCGACTTTTGGAATAGTGAAGTATGAGAAGCCTACTAAGTATCTTGATGGTAGAATGGTTCAGTGTCACTATCAATTACTTAATTCTCTACAACTTACTCGCGATGATATACAAGCATTACTACAACCTAATTTTGATTATCTTAATCTCATCCGCAAGGACGCTGCGGTAATGCGTTATCATCTCAAATACCCTTATGCTTTAGCCGATAGTGACGAGCCTTGTCTTAATCGTGACGAGGTTGTG